CACTACCTCAGACAGGTCAGATGTGGCTTGAATATGAATTACTTTCTAACCCCAAAGCAGAGGGGTTTTTCTGTGTCTCTACATCATATAGAGCAGAACCCAATCCTGTAGCAGGTAGACATGAAACTATCTTCCCCATGTTTGAGTTCGAGATGAAGGGTGGTGTTGATGAACTTAAAGATATGGAGATTGAATTGTGTCGTTGGTTGGGTTTACCATTAGACGAACAGAATAAGATTAAGAAATATAATGATTGGGCTAATCAGTTTAACACTAAAGAACTTGATCATGACCATGAAGAATCTATTGGTCGTGGTATGATTACTGACTTCCCTGAGTGGACATCACCATTCTGGAACATGGCACGTAATGATGATGGCACAAGTAAAAAGATTGATGTTATTCTCAATGGGATGGAGACAATAGGTTCTGCAGAACGCAGTACCGACAAAGATCAAATGCGTAATACCTTTTACACTATATCAGATGGACAATATGCTCAACTGATTATTGATCTATTTGGTAGAAGTAGAGTAGAGAAAGAATTAGAAGACTTCCTCTCATTCGATTTCTTCCCAAGATCAGGTGGAGGCATTGGTATGACTCGCATAATCTCGGCACTTTCATAGTGCCTCAATCTAGGGTGGCGAAACTGGTAAACGCGACACGCTGTTTCCGTGTTGACTTTTAGTCTTGGTGGTTCGACTCCATCCCCTAGAGTTACTATATATCAAAGCTAAATACTATTGTTAAGTATTTGACTTCATGGCTAGCACAGCTAACAACTGGTATCAAGACCAATTAACAAATAAAAACTTTCTGTCTCCTATAGGTTTTGTTTTCTTATTGAAGAAGGCAAGTAAGACTTCTTTCTTGTGCCAGAAAGCAACTGTACCTACAATATCAATCGGTGAAGTTCCAATACCTACTCCTGGTATGGTTCCAATTCCTATTGAAGGGAACATGGTTTATGGTGATTTGGAAGTTGAGTTTATTGTAGATGAAGATTTAAGAAACTATATGGAGATCCATAACTGGATGAGAGCATTAGGAACTCCTCAAAATTATGGAGAAAGAAAAGAATGGGAACAGAAATGGAAAATGTCTGAGAGAGATGATCCAAGATTTTCAGATGCAACACTTCAGATATTGAATAATAATAACTTAGCAAATTTTGATATTCTGTTTAGATCGCTATACCCAACTGCATTGAGTGGATTACCATTTGATGTTACTGGAAATGATAATACATATTTAACTGCATCAGCAACGTTTAAATATATGTTGTTTGAAGTAAGAAACGTTAGTTCATTAACAAGAAGATGATTATTAAAAAATTAAATCAAATTAAAGAATGGGATAAGAAGTGGGCAAAAAAGATACAGGACAAGTTTAACTTGACTGATTATCAAATGCTTTGTCTAGCATTCGCTAAGGGATTTGTTATAGGGGCAATACTGCTCTAGTTGACAAAACTCGTAAATAGTGCTAGAGTTCATATACCTGTGGGTAGTTTCAAATGGCAGAGCAAGAAGAATCCAATTGGCGAGAGGAGATGAAAGCCTACACCACTAGCAAGTATGAGTTAGAACTGCTTGAGAATGGTCCTAGGAGTTTATCTCAGTCATGGATGATGGGTGCATTACATAATAAATGGAAGAAGATAAAAGGTATTAAAGAACCTGAACCACCTAATGTACAATCATCACTAAAGGAATTTTTTAACAAAACTAAAGACCAAGGCATATAATGAATCTTGAACAGCTCCAAGAGCAGTGGAAGAAAGACAGTGTAATTGATACTGATCTCTACTGTGAAGAGTCTATTAGAATACCTCAATTACATATGAGGTATATGGAATCTTATAATACGTTTGCTCTGATGAAGAAAGAACGTGAAAGTGAAATGAAAGGATTAGTTAAAGAGAAATGGATATATTATAAAGGTAAAGCACCTGCTACAGTATATAAAGAACTACCTTTTGATTTAAAATTAACAGATAAAAAAGAATTAGAAATGTTTATTGGTGCTGATGAAGAGGTCAGAAAACTTCAGTATAAAATAGACTACATAGATCAGGTCTTATATTTTCTTGACAGCGTTTTACGGATGTTGAATAACCGTAACTTTCAAATTAAAAATGCAATAGACTGGGAAAAATTTAAAAATGGTTTGTGATGAGGTACGGGTCTCCCTATAGGATAATTAATTTTGATTCACGAGGATTACAAAAGATTAATCGTGCAATTAATAATAATAAAATGGAGTGGGAAACTGGTGTAGTACCCGAAGCAAAAGGTAGAGTTTTAAGAAAGTCTGAGGTAACTTGGATTAATGATGAGAGTGTTAATAATATATTATTAGAAGCATGTGACTATTGTAATAATGGTAATTGGGGTTTAGATATAGAAGGAGTTGAACCTGTTCAGTTTGGTATATATCCTGAAGGTGGTTTCTATGACTGGCATGTAGATCAACATAATGCCAGATTAAATCAAGTAAGAAAAATAAGCATGTCTCTTTTCCTCAATGAGGATTATGAAGGAGGGGAGTTTGATTTGGAGCTATATAAACCAGGGACAGATCCTAGATTTGAAAGTTTTAAACTTGAAAAGGGGTCTGCTATTTTTTTCCAAGCAGATCAATGGCATAGAGTACGTCCCGTCACCTCTGGTGTAAGAAAATCAATTGTAGCATGGTTTTATGGACCTCCTTATTCGTAAGAAGAATGAAGTTTATTTAAAAGTTGAAGCAGAACCTCATATCAATTATGAACTAGCAGACTTCTTTACCTTTGAGGTAGAGTCTGCAAAGTATATGCAGAAGCAACGTCGTTGGAAAGGGTGGGATGGAAAGATACGTTTATACTCCCCTGCCACTGGAGAAATATATTGTGGTTTAGTTAGTTATCTAACTGATTGGGCAAAGGAGAAAGGATATAATTATAAGTTTGAAGAAGATGAAAACTTTGGAAACCCTATTGAGGAGAACTCTCTGATAACTCCTGAAGGGGTGGGTCAGTTCGTAAAAGCTTTATCTCTTCCTGTAAAGATGAGGGACTACCAATACCGAGCAGTATACGAATGCCTACGATACAACAGACGACTCCTATTGTCCCCAACTGCAAGCGGGAAATCCTTGATGATTTATTCATTGGTACGTTTTCATGTAAATGTTAATAGGAAAGTCTTAATCGTAGTTCCTACCACTTCTTTGGTGGAGCAGATGTATAAAGACTTTGAGGAATATGGATGGATGGCATCCAAACACTGCCACAAAATATATGGAGGGCAGGAAAAATACACTAATCATGATGTGGTAATTTCCACTTGGCAATCTATCTACAAGGAACCGAACAAGTTTTTTTCTAGGTTCGATGTTGTGATAGGTGACGAGGCTCACCTTTTCAAAGCTAAGTCTTTGACAACGTTGATGACTAAGTTGCATGGATGTAAATACCGTATTGGTTTTACTGGAACATTAGATGGTGCTAACGTTAATCAGTTAGTGTTAGAGGGTGTGTTTGGTAGATGTTCTAAAGTAACTAGAACAAATGAATTGATGAAACAAGGTTATGTTGCTAAGTTAAAAGTAAAAATAATTCTACTTAAACATAAGGATCAAATCTTCGAGGGGTACCAAGATGAAATTGATTATCTTATTGAACATGATGTGAGAAATAACTTTATTAAAAATCTCGCTCTTGATCTAAAAGGAAACACACTGGTGCTCTTCAACTATGTAGAACGTCACGGAATCCCCCTGCATGAATTGATAAATAGTAATACAGACAGTCCTGTCTATCTTGTTCATGGTGGTGTGGATACTGATGATCGTGAAGAGATTCGTTTTCTAACTGAAAGGTCAGATGATGCTATAATAGTAGCATCCTATGGAACGTTCTCTACTGGTATCAATATCAGAAATCTACATAATGTGATTTTTGCATCTCCTTCTAAATCAAGGATTCGCAACTTACAATCAATAGGAAGAGTTCTAAGAAAGGGGGATAACAAGTCAAAGGCTACTCTATATGATATCGCTGATGACATTTCTACAGATAGAGGAAACAACTACACGTTGAATCATTTAATGGAAAGAGTCAAAATTTATAGCGAAGAGAAATTTAATTATGAAATCATAGAAGTCAAACTTTAATCTTTATGACACTAAACTACGCAAAACACGAAGAAGAATTTTATGGAGTCTTTAAACTCGTCAATGGCGAGGAAGTCTTGGGTAGGGCTGTATTAACAAAAGATGAAGGTCAAGGATCAGTTGAGACATTAGTTTTCTTACAAGACCCAGTGGCAGTACATATAGTTCAAAAACCATTGGATGAGAATAAGATGGCACGAGGGATAGGGTTTGCTAAATGGCAACAACTATCTGATGAAGATTTTTATATTTTACGAGAGAAAGATATTATAACAGTTTCGTCTATGAGTAAAGATGTTATCTTCATGTATGAAACTTTTATCAATGGAGAAGATGGAGCAGCAGCTAAGAAAGCAAAGCTCAATCTAGATCCTGATAAACACAAGTCTATTGGTTTTATAGGAAAGGTTGAGGAGTATCGTTCTAAATTAGAAGACCTATTTAAAAGTAGCTAATCTGTTCCCTTGAACCCTTACACGGTTAGTCTACATGTAATTGATTAGTTTGTCAAGTTGCATGACTGGATTTTTTGTGGTATAATTACGACAAGCGACAAACCTATATGGCCAAGAACACAAAAAAGAAACAACACTACGTTGATAATCAGGAGTTTCTTGCTGCTATTATCAAATATAAAGAAAAGGTTGAGATTGCAAAACTGAAAGGTTTGGCTAAACCTCGTGTCAGTAATTACATAGGTGGATGCTTTTTAAAAATAGCAACACACTTGTCGTACAGACCAAACTTCATCAACTACATGTATAAAGATGATATGGTTTGTGATGGCATAGAAAATTGTATACAGTATATTGATAATTTTGATCCAGCAAAGAGTAAAAACCCTTTTGCTTATTTTACGCAGATAGTTTATTATGCATTCCTACGCCGTATTGCTAAGGAGAAACGCCAGATGGATATTAAAGATAAAATTCTAGAGAAATCTGGATACGATCATGTATTCTCTGTTGATGGAGATAGTAGTGCTGATTATAATCAAATTAAATCACGTGTAGAAATGAATACTAAACGATGAAAGTTCTCTTAATTACGGATCAACACTTTGGTGTTCGTAATGATAACCAACATTTTATTAATCACTATAAGAAATTTTATGGTGAGATAGTTATACCCTTTATTAAGGCGGCTAAGATTGATACTATTATCAACTTAGGAGATACGTTTGATAAGCGTAGAAGTATTAATTTCATGTCTCTTGATGAGGCAAAGGATATGTGGTTTGATCCTTTGAGAGATCTTAATGTTTCTATGACAGCACTTATAGGAAATCATGACATCTATTATAAAAATACACTTAGAGTAAATGCTCCCACAGAATTATTGGGAGAATATAAGAACATTACCGTCATCGATAAACCTACTACCTGTAATTTTGGTGGTACTGATATTCTACTTCTCCCTTGGATATGTGATGATAACTATGAGAGAACGTTACGATGCATCACAGAAAGTACTGCTCCTGTCTGTATGGGCCATCTTGAGCTTAACGGCTTTGAGGCTCATCCTGGTCACATAATGGATAGAGGAATGGATCCTTATATCTTTAAGAAATTTAAAAAGGTATTTACAGGACATTACCATTCTAAATCTAATAAGGGTAATGTTTATTATCTTGGTAACCCCTATCAATTATATTGGAATGACTACAAATCAAAAAGAGGGTTCCATGTCTTTGATACAGAGACTCTACGAACTACTTTCTATAGAAATCCCTTTGACACTTTTCATAAGTTGTATTATAATGGTGGAGTTACTCTCCCGTCTGAAGAAGAAATTAAAGGAACCTTCGTCAAACTCATTGTAGAAGACAAAGGAGACTATTCTAAATTCGATTATACGGTTCAGAAACTTCAACATATGTCCCTTGGGGATCTTAAGATTGTTGAAGATCTTAGTGTTGAACTTGAGTCTGGGGATCCATTAATGGAAACCGAAGACACTTTAACTATGTTGGACAACTACATAGATGAAATAGATCTTAAAGTTGATAAATCTAATGTTAAGAATGTTATGAGATCTCTCTATATGGAGGCATCAGAATTATAATGTTCATATTAACTACTAAGAAGGGTGGAGTATACTCTGTCCCTGATAAGGAAAAGAAAAAGATTGTCCAATGTTTTGAAGAAAGAGATGATGCCGAAAGGTACAAAGGTCTCTTAGAAGCAGATGATTATAAACCAGAACTTCATTTACAAGAGATAGAACATGACTTAGTAGCACTTCAATGTGGTAACTATGGTTATAGCTATACTGTAATAACTCCAGACACTTTCGTAATTCCTCCTGCCAACCTTAAATAATGATCACATTTGAAAGTATTCGGTGGAAAAATTTTCTTTCCACTGGTGACCAATGGACTGAGATCTCATTGTGTGAATCTAAAGCAACGTTGATAGTTGGATCAAATGGTGCTGGTAAATCAACTCTACTTGACGCATTAACCTTTGCTTTGTTTGGTAAACCTTTTCGCAGGATTAATAAGGGTCAATTAGTTAATAGTATAAATGAAAAGGGTACCAAAGTTGAAGTCAATTTTAGTATAGGAAAGGATGACTATCGTGTATTCAGAACAATCAAACCAAATGGGTTCGAGGTTTACAAAAATAATAAAATGGTTGACCAAGACGCTGCAGTCAAGGACACGCAGAAACACTTGGAACAATCAATACTTAAACTCAACTACAAAAGTTTTACCCAAGTCGTCATACTTGGTTCATCCACATTTGTCCCCTTCATGCAACTTACCGTCCCTCACAGGAGAGAAGTTATCGAAGATTTATTGGACATCAAGATCTTCTCAAACATGAATCTACTCCTTAAGGAGAGAGTTCGTGAAGCACAAGTAAAAAGTAAGGACTGTATTTATCTTCTCAGTATGGCAGAAGAGAGGGTAAATTCACAGGAGAATCTTATAAAATCATTAAGAGAAATAAACACTACTAGAAGAAAAGAAAAAGAAGATAAAGTAATACTTAACAAGGCTAAAATAAGTACAACACAAAGTAGCATATCTGATAAAGAAGTTGAACTTAAAGAGATAGAAAGTAAAATATCTGGAACAGAAGATAAAGCATCTCATCTTCAAGAATTAAGACAAAGAGGATCTGATATTAATTCAGAACTCAAGAGAGTATCTAAGGATATGAAATTCCTTAAGTCACATGATGATTGTCCTACTTGTCATCAGTCTATTGATAAAGATTTTAAAGAAACAAAGATATCCTCTTTAACTGAGAGTGGTGTTAAATTATCAAAAGCTTATAAGAAAGAACAAAAAGCTATTGAAAAAGTAGTTTCTTTGATAGAGCAAGCTGATGCGTTGTCGATGAAGGCTCATGAACTTAGAAGTGATATTTCTTCTTTTGAAAGAGATCTAGTTAGATTAGATTCTGATAACTTACAAATAGAAAAAGAGTTGAGTGAATTAACTAGTACCCCTAAGATTGAAAAAGAGTTAAAGACTCTTAATGTATATACAGAAGAGTTGGAACAAACTAAAATTGATTGTGGTCAGGTTAGTAAAACTATAGATGAGTTTACTGTAGTGTCATCTTTATTAAAAGACTCTGGTATTAAGAAACAAATTATTAAAAAATACGTTCCTGTTTTTAACAACCTCATTAATAAATATCTTCATAGTATGGACTTCTTTGTGAATTTCACACTTGATGAAGAGTTTAATGAAGTTCTTAAGAGTAGGTTTAGAGATGAGTTTAGTTATTCTTCCTTCTCTGAGGGTGAGAAACAGAAGATTGATTTAGCACTTCTGTTTACATGGAGAGAGGTTGCCCGTATGAAGAATTCAGCAGCAACTAATCTTCTTATATTAGATGAAGTATTTGATAGTTCTTTAGATGCTGATAGCACGGCTGCTTTACTTGCTATCCTTGGTAACTTAGGAAAGTCAACAAATATATTTGTCATATCTCATAAAGGTGATATACTAATAGAGAAGTTTCCTAAGACTTTACGATTTGAAAAAATAAACGATTTCTCAAAATTAACAGAAGATGTTTAAAAAACTATGGAGGACTTGGAAGTATGCGTTGGGTAGTTTCTCTGATGAGAAGACGAAGCGGTATGACAATCCTGTGGTCATTGTACGATCTATTATCTTTGTTACTTATCTTGTCACTAATTGCTTTATCGTTGCGGGGGTTATAAGACACTGGGGTGACAGTCCAGAAAGTGTCCCTATTCTTGAGCAACGCATTGCTGATGGTGCTATACTATGAGTATCAAGAGGAGACACATGACAGTAAATCAGGAAGTCAAAGGCACACTAGCAAGATTACTTGCAACAGAGAACCTAACTGTTGAGCATCGTAGAGTAACAACAGCATATTTCGATGTTGAGAAAAGATTGCTTTGTCTTCCTATCTGGAACACTGCTTCAGAGACTGTATATGATCTTCTAGTAGGACATGAGGTAGGACATGCTCTTTACACCCCACAGGAGGGTTTAGAGGACGCTCCCAAGGCATTTGTAAATGTCTTAGAGGATGCTCGTATTGAACGCATGATGAAAGTAACTTATCCTGGTCTTAGAAAGACATTCTTTGATGGGTATAAAGAGTTGTGGGATAGAGATTTCTTCTCTGTTGCCAATGAAGATTTAACTAAGATTCCTTTAATTGATCGTATCAATTTATATTTTAAAGGTAATAGTACTATTGAGTTTACTGATGCAGAGCAAATATTTGTAAGTCGTGCATCAAAAACAAAAACATTTCAGGATGTTCTTGATCTAGCAAATGACTTATATGATTACGCACAGCAAGCACAAGAAACAAAAGAACAGATTGCTGATGCTCCTGACTCCCCTGATCTAGTAGATGAGGATGGTGATATTTCAGTTGATAAGGAAGAGGAATTAGAAATTGATCCAGTTTCTAAAGAGGAAACAGATGAGTCTCAAGATAATAAAGGAGAGTTGTCTGATTCTGAGTTACTAGATCAACTTAATTATGGTGGAGAAGGGTTACAAGATTTTAAACCTGAACCAAAAGATTATGATGAGACTGAAAGTTTAACAGACTCAGCATTTAAAGAAGCACTTGAAACACTTATAGATGACAGTGCAAAGGAGTGGGTATATTTAGATCTTCCTAAAATTGATGTGAAGAAGGTTGTTACTCCTGCTGCTCAAGTACAAGAAGATCTTCGTTTCCATTTCTATGGACTAGCAGTTTCTTCTAAAGAAGAGTTACAGCAGCATGAAGAATCACTTGAGTATGCTATACAACACTATCAAAAGTTTAAAAAGGATACTCAAAAAACTGTCAACTATCTAGTGAAACAGTTTGAAATGAAGAAAGCAGCAGATCAGTATAAGAGAGCAGCAACTTCTAAGACTGGTGTTATTGATACTAATAAACTTCATCAGTATAAATTGACTGAAGATATTTTCAAGAAGATTACTACTGTTAGTGATGGTAAGAATCATGGACTTGTAATGTTTCTTGACTGGTCAGGATCCATGAATCAAGTATTACTTGACACTCTTAAGCAAACTTACAATCTTATATGGTTCTGTAAGAAATCTAATATCCCATTTAGAGTTCTTGCTTTCCAGAATGGTTACTACAGTAGGAGTGAATCCTATAGTCATGAGTGTGTTAAGAACCCAAAAGAAAATCAACTACATATTGGGAGTGATTTTCGTTTGATCGAATTCTTCTCTTCTAGACAAAATCCAAGATCATTAGAGGAATCTCTAAAACTTGTTTATGCTCAAGCATTTGCTATGAATAGTTGGAGGATGAGAATTCATCAAGGTTATAATCTCGGTGGAACACCATTAGCAGAAGCAATATATTGTGCTCGTGATATTGTTAATGACTTAAAGAGGACTGACAAGGTTCAGAAAGTAAATGTAGTTTGCTTAACTGATGGTGAATCAAATCCTATACAATGGTTACAAGAACGTTCATCTGATTACTATGGAGATGGATTACTTCCAAGACAGTTATGTCATTCTGGTGGAAGGGTATTCTTTATAAGGGATCCTGAAACTGGAGTTACTAAGAAGATTAGTACAAGTCCATATGTTACAACAAAAGAAATTGTATCATTCTTTCGTGGGATAACTAACTATAACTGGATTGGTATTCGTCTATGCAGTAAGTCAGAAGCGAATAGAGTCTTTCGTTACTTTGCTGATGAGAATTATTCTATTCTTGATAAGCAATGGAAGAAAGAAAGATTTGCATCCATTAAAGAAAAGTGTGGATTTAGTGAAGCATTCTTTATGCCAGATCAAGGAATTGGTGAAGGCACTGCAAACCTTGAAGTTAAACAGAAAGGTGAAGAAGCAACTAGAGCAGAACTAACTCGTGCATTTAAAAAACATATGGGTTCTAAAATGTCCAACAAAACTATTCTTAATAAATTCATTGAGCAAATAGCATGATTATTAAAGATGATGAAAGTATCGTAACTTCGATGGCAAGGGTTATCCGCAATGCAGTGGATACCCTTCCTAATGTTAATACTAAGGAATCTGAGTTCCCAGAAATACGTCACAATGATGTTCACTTAGTAAATGAAATGTGGACATGTGATGGTCTCCGTAAAGTACACTTAGAATATGGAGAGACAGGTAGTCTAGAAGTGATGCATTGTGTATTCTTTCCAGACCCTCTTTACAATCTTCCTATATTTGGATGTGATATTGTTGCTAATCAACATAGAGTAACTGCTGCTATTGTTGATATATCTCCTGTTCATGGAGTGAAAGATATCTATAAAGATATAAAACCAATCTGTGAAGAGTTTCACGATTTTGATTATCGTAAGTTACCTGCATGGGCAGATATATTTTCACCTTACTGTAAGTTTATGAGGTTGAATGAAGAATGGGAGAAGGTTGCTTATTGGCAAATAGTGGACAAATATCTTAAAGTATTTTGTAAGGAAGTTAATAATGCTAAGAAAGGATCTATAGAAGATGCTTATAAAAGATATCAAGATCAACTTTACTATTGTAAGAAACAGAAAATGAATAGGAAAACTGAAGCAGTTCTTAGTAAATGGTTTGATAAAGAATGGGCAGATAATTATATTGATAATGTTTTATTTGATAATCCACCACCATTATTAACCTTATGAAAGAAATTAAATGGTCTGCACAAATCCTATTAAATTCAAATAGATTAACAAAAGTAGAATTCCTTTGTCATTCTAATCTAAGAGAAGATGCTGAACAGAAATGTAAAGCACTCTTTGGTGTCTCTGATGTTCGTCAACTTAAGAGAGAGTGGACGGAATAATAACTGTCCACACCATGTTGATTCTATAAGCCATTACTGTTATAATACATGTATAAACAAAAGAACCCATGCCTTTCTCTCGCAAATTTACAGATGAAAATCTAATCGATTACCTTTCACAATTCGGAAAGGAGATCACAGCAGTTAATGTTAAATCTGCTGCTGACCATCTTGGAGTCCAAGTTCAAAGTGTTACTAAAAGGATGAACAAGATTGGTCGTTTAACTAAAGTTGCTCGTGGCAAGTGGTACTTAACAGCACAAGATTTAATTGATGCTTATGAAGCACCTGCTGCAACACCTGCTATTGAAGTGAATTATATTCCAGATAAGGATCCAACTTATGTTCCTTTTGGTAATTTCAATTCTATTAAAAAGATCATCAAGTCTAAACTATTTTATCCAGCATTTATTACTGGACTCTCAGGTAATGGTAAGACCTTATCTGTAGAGCAAGCTGCTGCTGATTTGAATAGAGAACTCATTCGTGTAAACATTACTATTGAAACTGATGAAGATGATCTTATTGGTGGGTTCCGTCTTGTTGATGGGTCAACTGTTTGGCATAACGGACCTGTCGTGGAGGCACTCGAAAGAGGAGCTATCTTGCTACTCGATGAAATTGACTTGGCGAGTAACAAGATACTCTGCTTACAATCCATTCTTGAAGGCAAAGGTGTGTTCTTGAAAAAGATTGGTAAGTATGTTAGACCTTCTGCTGGATTTAACATTATTGCCACTGCTAACACTAAAGGTAAAGGATCTGATGATGGAAGATTCATTGGTACCAACGTTCTTAATGAAGCATTCCTAGAGCGTTTCCCAATTACTTTTGAGCAAGAGTATCCTTCTGCATCTATAGAAACTAAAATCCTTATCAATCAAGGATGTGATGAAGCATTCACTGATAACCTTATCAAGTGGGCAAATGTAATTCGTAAGACATTCTTTGATGGTGGGGTTGATGAGGTTATTACAACTCGTCGTTTGGTTCACATCGTTCAGGCATTTAAGATCTTTGGTGATCGTTTAACTGCAATAACCAATTGTGTCAATCGTTTTGATGATGATACAAAGCAGTCTTTCTTAGATCTATACACAAAGGTTGACGCAGGGGAAGAAGAAGAGTATAATGGAGAGAGTTAAATCTCTTCATTATGAAAAAGTATAATGAGGACGAGATCCTCAAAGAGATGTCAGATTACATCTCCAATACTTACCGAGGTCATTATTCTGTCGGAAACGTTCAGACTCTTGACCTCATTGATTCTGTAGGTGATGCTGAAGCATTCTGTAGGAGTAATGTCCTTAAGTATGCTTCAAGGTATGACCGCAAGGGATCAGCAAGAAAGGATATCATTAAGATTATCCATTACGGTATGCTCCTCTTACATTTTAATGATAAACGAGAGAAGGCAGATCGTATTAACGCTAACAACAGTACCGCCTTTGCAGTTGACTACGACAAATGACAGTAATTACCAAACCAACAATTGAAGTCCTTAAGAACTTCTGTTCTATTAATAAATCTATTGTCATTAAACCTGGCAATCAGATTGCAACGCTTAGTATTAACAAGAACATACTTGCTATTGCAGATGTGGAAGAAAGGTTTGATTCACAAATCTCTATCTATGATCTGGGAGTGTTCCTTGGAGGGTTATCTTTATTTGATCAACCTAAGATCGATACTTCAAAGGACAATTATCTAACAGTAAGTGATACTGCAGGTCGTTCTAAGACTAGATTCTTCTATGCAGATCCTGATGTAATCACTCAACCACCTGAGAAGGAAATTTCTCTTCCCAGTATTGATGTTGATTTTAGATTGGATAGTAGTGTCCTATCACAGTTACAACGTGCTGCAAGTGTTTATCAACTTCCAGATCTTTGTTTATATGGAGATGGTACAGACATCCAACTTCGTGTAACTGATAAGAAGAATGATAGTTCTAATAGTTTCTCAGTTTCTGTTGGTGAAACTTCTAATGAATTCTGTTATTGTTTTAAAGTTGAGAACTTAAAACTCCTACCAGGATCTTATCAAGTTTCTGTTAGTAAAACTAATGTTGCTCTATTCCAAGGAGATGGCATTAAGTATTTCATCGCTTTAGAACCAAACACATGACCACAATCCTACAGGGAAAAGTAAAGACAGTGTTCAGCACATCTGAACCTGAAGAAGTTCTCATACAATATGAGGATAAGGTTACTGCTGGTAACGGTAGGAAAATAGATTTTCCTGAAGGTAAAGGTCGAGTCTGTTGTGAAATCTCTAAATTACTTTTTGAGCATTTAGAGAAGTATAGTATACGCACACACTATATCAACATGCATCCAGTAGCAATTATGTGCTGCAAGAGAGTTGATATTATACCTATAGAAGTGGTAGTAAGAAATGTTGCTGCTGGTTCTATAGTTAGACAGACAACTATTGAAGAAGGTACTAATTTTGATTGGCCATTAGTTGAGTGGTATCTGAAAGATGATGAGAAAGATGATCCTCTATTAACAGAGGCTCGTATATGGGCAATGGGTAATTATCCATTAAGGGATATGGAACAGACTGCTAGAGAAGTTAATGGTATTATATCAAGACTATTTGAACAGATTGGTCTTACACTTGTTGATTTTAAATTGGAGTTTGGACACGATGCTAACGGCGATTTACTCTTGGCTGATGAACTATCACCTGACTCGATGCGACTCTGGAAAGATGGAAAGAGTTTTGACAAAGACTTGTTTAGAAAAGGAGAAGGTGATATAGTAGAAGCATATAATTCTATCCTAGATAAACTGAGGAAGATTACGTGAATGATTTTTTATGGGTAGAGAAGTATAGACCTCAGAAAGTTGAGGACTGTATACTTCCTACAGAAGTGAAGACCACCTTTAAGAGTTTCATAGAGCAAGGGGAGATACCAAATCTTCTCTTGTCAGGAACTGCTGGAGTTGGCAAGACCACCATTGCGAAAGCATTGTGTAATGAATTGGGAGCAGATTTTTATGTCATTAATGGGTCTGATGAGGGTAGATTCTTGGACACTGTACGCAATCAGGCAAAGACCTTTGCTGCTACTGTTTCTCTTACATCTGAATCTCGTCATAAAATTCTCATTATTGATGAAGCGGACAATACGACACCCGACGTACAGTTACTCTTACGAGCCTCGATTGAGGAGTTCCAGAAGAACTGCCGTTTCATATTCACGTGTAACTTTAAGAATAAAATAATAGAACCATTACATAGTAGAACAACTGTAATTGATTTCAATGTCAGAGGAAAAACTAAGCAAACTCTCGCAGCTCAGTTCTTTGAGCGATGCAGAGACATCCTTTCCAGAGAGAAGGTACGGTTCAATGACAAAGTGGTTGTCGAGATCGTACAAAAATACTTCCCAGATTTCAGAAGAACAATCAATGAACTCCAAAGATATAGTTCAACGGGTTCTATCGATACTGGAATCCTCGCAACGTTAGGTGATGCAAACGTTGATAGTTTAGTAGTACACCTTAAGGAGAAGAAGTTTGCAGAAGTAAAGAAGTGGGTTACACAAAACCTAGATAGTGATGCTACGATTATTATGCGAAAACTGTATGATAATCTTAGTCCTATGATGGATGGTCCTAGTGTTGCTGCTGCAGTATTAATCATTGCAGATTACCAATACAAAGCTGCTTTCGTTGTGGATCAAGAGATAAACCTATTGGCTTGTCTTACCCAAATTATGCTGGAGTGTAACTTTAAATGAACAAAGACAAAAGAAAACTAAGAGCACAAGTTAAATCCAGATGGTATTATATCTTCTGGGGTGCTGCTACTGTATCTGTATTTGCAGGACAGATACATGTTGGTAATGGATTTAATAGGATGTCAGATACTATTGAAAAGGTATTGAAATCACCTGTTATGATTGAGATACCATATCCTAGAGATGGGGTAATATATTAATGATATACGATATTGATGATATGCGTGAAGAAGTATTGCGGATGCTGAAGAAAGATTGTTACCGTAAAGGTGAATATAAACTTTCTTCAGGTATAATGAGTCCTCATTATATTAACTGTAAACCACTTACTCTACATTGTAGAGGATTGTGTTATGTCAGTTTTATGATGCTTGACTTTATTGAAGAGGCATCAGTAGCAGTAGGAGGACTTACTCTTGGTGCTGATCCCCTTGTTAGTGGTGTTGCTATGGCAGCAGCATTAGATGAGCAAACAATCAATGGTTTGATTGTTCGTAAAGAACCAAAAGGTCATGGTACAGGAGCATGGATTGAAGGCCCCTTGCCAGAAAAAGGTTCTCGTGTTACAGTGTTAGAGGATGTAGTTACTACAGGTGCGTCTGCTATTAAGGCAGCACATAAACTGCGTGATGCAGGATATTGTGTAGAACGTGTTGTTTCTATTGTCGATAGACAGGAAGATGTGGAGATAGATGAAGCAATGGAATCAGAAGGACTAGAACTTTACAGCATTTACACCTTGGAGGAAATCATCAATGCCAGCTAGAAAAAGTGTCGCCGACTTAAAAGATCGTAAGGGTGGCAATATCATCAATCTTTCTTTCGGACAAAATGAAGGACCATTGATAGAATGTCTAGATCAATTAGTAAAGGATGACTGTGCTACCAGTAGGTCTGCATGGTTGAAAGATCAGATTCGTATTAAATATAGAGAGTTAAAGAAATGAATATATTTTTATCTTGTCCACCAGTCTATCATTTACCAGGTACTTGGACTGAATGTAAGGAACCACTTATCCATCATCTTAATCTAGCACCTGGACCTGCGTTCGCAGTATTCATGGGACTATTGGTTGTTGCCCTAATGATATGGGGAATATACATGACCTTTGGATCAGGTGGAAAGGATCTAAGAGATGAGATAGCAGAACATTCTAAGATGCATGAACTAGGTATAGCACACTCACACAAAGAAGGATCTATTCGCAAACTTCGTAATGACTCAACTGAAAACCCCTCTTAGATATCCAGGTGGAAAGTCACGTGCTATCACAAAGATGGCACAGTACTTACCAGACATGACTAAGTATAAAAAATACAGAGAACCTTTTCTTGGAGGTGGTTCTGTTGCTTTATACATGACAAAACAGTATCCTCATCTACAAATATGGGTGAATGATCTGTATGCACCCTTAGCAAACTTTTGGCAACAACTACAGCATGAAGGAGATGAAATTACGACCAGGCTCAGAACCTTTAAAACATCATACCCCACCCCAGATAAAGCACGTGAACTTTTTATCGAGAGTAAAGAATTGGTTAACGATGCCTCAGCCAGTCTCGTTACCCGTGCTGTTAGTTTTTATATTGTTAATAAGTGTAGCTTCTCAGGTCTTACCGAATCGAGCTCCTTCTCAAAACAAGCCTCAGACAGTAACTTTAGTTTACGAGGCATAGAAAAGTTACCAGCATATTCTAAGTTGATAGAGAACTGGAAGATAACTAATCTTTCTTATGAGGAGTTAGCAACTGATGAGAAGGATGTGTTTACTTATTTCGATCCTCCTTATGAGATTGGAATACCTATCTATGGTAAGAGAGGTGAGTTGCACAAGTACTTTGATCATGATGCCTTCGCAAAAGATTGTGATGGACATACTAACCATCAGATGATATCATATAACAGTAGTCAGATTATAAGAAGTAGATTCAAAGATTGGAATGCTGCTGAGTTTGATTTAACTTATAGTATGCGTACTACAGGTGACTACATGAAGGAACAGGCAGAACGTAAAGAACTAGTTCTAACTAACTATGCCATATGATTACTAAAGTAGAACTATTACACCATAGACTTCAGGCAGTCTTAAGAGAACATACATTCTCTGGTGAGAATGCCCTTGAATATCTTGGTGAAGATGAACGTGGACACAAATATAATATTGCTGGCAACGAGGTTTATGTTGATCAGATTGAAGAATTTGAAGCAGGTGAAGACAATGGCTTATGATGATCGCTACCCTCTTAAAGATTATTTAAATTCTATTAATCTTAATAAAGATTACTTAATGGATGAAGATCCCTCTTGGGAAAAGAATTATCCAGCGTATGTTATAAACAAATGTTTATCACATCATCTTGATACACTAGCATATGCTAACGAGATGAATCGTTATTCAGGACTTGATAGGAAATTACAATATGATTTTCTTATAAATATCGTGAGACCCCGAAAGAGATTTTCTCCTTGGGGTAAGAAACAAAAGATAGATGATCTTGATCTTGTTAAGCAATACTATGGTTATAGTAATGAAAAAGCAAAGCAGGCTTTGAGGATTTTATCTCCGCAACAACTAGATTTTATTAGAACAAAACTGAATAAGGGAGGTAAGAAATGAATGAACTAAAGGAAGTTCAGTGGACTAAAGATGATATGGTGGAGGTCAGTTTGAAAGAACCTGACGACTTCCTGAAAGTTCGTGAGACTCTTACAAGAATTGGTGTAGCATCTCGGAAAGAAAAGAAGTTATACCAATCATGTCACATCCTTCATAAGAAGGGACAGTATTACATAGTACATTTTAAAGAACTATTTGCTCTGGATGGTAAGAAGGCAAACCTATCAGAGAATGATGTTCAAAGACGTAATAGAATTATTAAACTTTTATCTGATTGGGGATTAGTTGAGATAGTCAAAGAGGATGCAATTAAAGATGCAGCCCCACTTAGTCAGATAAAAGTTATCGCATACAGAGAAAAAGAACAATGGTTCTTAGAGTCCAAATATAACATAGGTAAAAAAAGACAGACTTCAGAATGATATATAATATGAAGTTGCATAAGTTATATGGCTGAAGAAGTAAAAGAAGAGGAACTTATAGAAGAAGAACCCAAAGAAGAAAAGAAAGGATTCTTTGGTAAAGCGAAAGCCGCTTTACTACCAGATGCTGAAGAACAAGCAGCAATCATTAGTACAGCTGTTCGCATTACCGTTCTTGCCTGGAGCGGTGGAATATTGACTCTTAATTATGTTGCCATACCAGGTGTACCACAACAAAAAATAGATCCTACATTTATAGCTTCGGTTTTTACAGGAGTTTTAGCTAGCTTCGGAATTCAGACTGCTTCTAAGAAAGGAGATGGTACTATGAAGATGAATGGTAATGGAAACGGTAATGGTAATGGAACACCTCCTGTTACTGCAAAAGATATTGAAGCGATCATAGCGAAAGCTGGTCCTACTCAAACTATTCGTATTGAGCAAGCACCTCTCAAAATAGTTGGTGTCTCAACCGAAGACGATAAACCTTATAAGTTATAAAATCATGCAAAAAGTAATCAATGTACTTGCTATTGCGTCTACTGTTGTATCTACTGCCGTTGTTGGTAGTGGGGTATACGTTTATCTCAATAGGGCATCCATCATTGATGGAGTTAAATCTCAAGTTATGGAAGCTGTTACAGGATCTCTGGGAGGTCTTGGCGGTATGGGTGGAGGATCACTTCCTATAGGAACACCTGATCTTGCTGCTCCTAGTGATCAAGCATCTGCTCCTGACTCAGCAGGATTAGCATTACCTACACCATCATCACCTTTTTAAAAATGGAAACTATTATTAAAGATCTTCCGATACCAAAGGAAGCAACAAAAATGTTAGAAGAAGTTCCTGCTTTACAGGAACTTATTGAACCAGAACCGCAGGGTATTGGATGGGGAACTGGTATTGGTATAGCTGCTATAGTTATTGTACTAGGTGCTGCTGTAGCAAAGTATAAGTGTTCTAAGAAGAAGTAATGGATCTCCAGAAGATTGCTACCTATGGATCTGCTGCTGCAGTCGTAGGAACTGGTACGTTTGTCGGGGGTAATCAAGCCCTCGATAACTATAAAGGCGGTCCTGAAAGAAGAGAGAGTGAAAGGATAGAACAGATAAGACAAATAGTTGCAGAAGAAATCTATCTTCAATTAAAAGCAAACTGGCCAGAATCATCTGGTCCAGTTAAAGGTCTTAAGATACCTAATAAAAATTATAAAAATGTGATACCTCAAAAGTGACCAAGCATAATTATTCCAATCCTTCTAAGGCAAGACATGATCTTGCTTCAGTAGAAGCACAAGTTACTGAAGGTAAGAAGTATTATGATGAGCAAGGGTGGGAGATAGCACCACCTATAACTGATAGAGAATGTATTTACAAGTGTTTAGATAATTGTAGAGCACTTGCAGGTCTTGATAGAAAACAAGTAGCACGATTGTGTGAACAGTTTGATCCAGGCAATAAAGAAGAACTTAACATTGAATCCGAGTATCCACCTTTATGATATGCCTATCAATGATATCAACATTAATAATATTCAGACTAATAGTTCAGGGATCCATATAATAAGATCTCTTAGGACTAATAATGTTAATGTCTATGACCAAGGTGTAAGACAAATTAATCTTAGACAGATTGCTGATCGTAGAGTATGGGTGTCAGAACCTCCACAAGCAGTACCTGTTGATCTGCCAGTAGTAACTATTATTGGTACTCCTATTGTTGATATGCCTGGTTGTGTCAAGGTACACAAAGAGAATGCAAAGAATCCTAAGAATAAGAATAATCAATTAGTAAATGATGATCCTAAACAGAATGTAGTATTATGTGATGGTGGTATGCCTTACTTTGAACCACCCAACTATGATTATAGAGAATTAACTTGGCAAACTATTACTCAAGACCAACCAGAAGCAGGAGGTATTGATACTGGAGAACCACCTACACCTGATATAGACACTCCAGAACCTCCTGTAACACCAGGAGAGACTGCTAAAGAACCTGATTGTCCTCCTAATAATGCAAGACGCATTGGAGACTTAAATCAGGCAGGTACAGAAAAGGTAACTGGATATAAATTAAGTGTTGATAAAACTGAATGTATTACTTTATGGGCAGATGTTCCAGCAGTAGAACAATTCCTCCCAAGTATTCCAGTCATATCTACCACTGCAACTATAGCTGCTGTTGCTACAACCTCTGCTCTATTAGCAAAACCTATAGCAGACCTTTTACTTAAGGTAGTAAAACCTGTTATAAAGAAAGCTATTGGGAAGGTTCAGAAGATTCTTGGGAAGACCCCTCAGAGACCGTCCCGATCTGAAGTGTTGGCAGACCGTTATCGAGAGAAGAAGGGATTACTTCCACTGAAGAAGTTGAAGAAGAAGAAATAGAATCTCTCTTTTGAGGATCATCAAATTTAAGTTTTGGTAACTGATGCTCGTGTGGAATGATCTGTCCACCAGGTGAAGTTACAACTACGTCAGCACATACAGCATAGTATGGTGATGCTGGATGGAACATGATACCTTGTTTTTTGAGTTCACCACAATTTTTTAATCTTGCGATCTCAAAGTCTAATCTTTTATTAGATATTAATTGAGTCTGCATTGCTATCTGAGCATTCGCGGCCTCATGGCATTGCTTTTGGAATTTTCTATTTAATGGTATTGATAGTGTAGCAGATAAACCTAAGTTTAAGCTTTGGTTGGCACGCATATCAGTACGAACAGGTTTATGCCATACAACATCTCCTGGATTATCTGGTTTACCATCAGGACCATCTACATCAATAGTAATATCCATATCATCACCATCATCAAACCATCTAGTTCCATCTGCCTTAGTCCTAGTATCATACCATGACTCCCAAGGATAGTTTTTAACTGTCACTGTCTGTTGTGTAGTCCTACCAGTGAAGTCAGTCATATCATATTGCGGTTCATTATAAAAATCCTCCCAAGGATCCTTTCTACTATCAGCAAATTGGATATAGGGAGTAAGATTAAACGTAGCACCTTGACACTGGACTCCACCACCGTAGGTGTTAGTTATGTATGGACCTTGTAAAACTTGTATTGCCTGGTTCGTTACTGAGCCAGAACTATTCGCGATAGGATTGGCAGTAGCAGATACACCACCAACACCTTCTGCTAAGGCTTTAATTGGTAGTAATGAATTAAGAACGAGACCCGTTGCAATTACTGGGTAAACGTACTTGTTGTGTCGGTCACGCTTTTTATGGTGGTGACTCTTTGTATTATTGTCTGATTCGTCATACCTGGTCCTTGATATGATTGTACGAATTGAAAAGCCCCTCCTGGATCTGTTATTGTAAACGTTGGAGAGCTTGAGAAGTCCAATGAGTCGAAGGAACTTGTTACTGAACCTGTTACTGCTGTTCCTGCTGTTGACGTTGCTGACGCACTTGGAGTTACTGTTACTGTTGATGTATTCACGTTTGGATTTAGTGCTTCTCCGTCGTTGGAGATTCCAACCCCTGACACTGTGTATTCCCATCCTGTCCTATAATCAATTGAATTTATTGTCTCGGTCACTGTGCTTTCAGTTTCCGTATGGCTCGTCATAGAGCCCTGCTGGAAATTTGGTACCACTGGAACTGCCATTGCAGCAGAACCAGATAGACTAAGCCATAGTAATACGACAACTCGTTTCATTATATATCACCCTAGCGTATGGTGACCTCTGTAACGAACTGTCCAGTAGCCGATGTACCAGCTCCACCAGCTGTTATCGCCATTGCACCAGCAGAACTGATGGTTCCAGCCAAGGATCCTGCGGTACCAGGGGCAGTCGAGACTGTATTACTATATCCATTTACATCACCTACATCAGCAGCAGTAGTAACTATACTGTCACCCATTGATACTGATTGTGTGAAACTATATGCATTTCCTTGGGTTGTCTGTGCTACATCAGGAAGAGCAAACGTTGCTGCACCTGCTGCACTAACAGCAGATATGCCACCTAGATTACTAGCTGCACTACCACCAGAAGGTGTAATAGTTGTTGATACACCAGATCCACTGGTACTATAAGAATTTGCTGCTCTAGACACCTGAGTGTATCCTGCGTCAACCTGCAGTTGCGTTGAGGAACTCAGTCTATGTGTCAAATCGGCTTTAACTGGTGCTACAAAAGATCCCAGACTAGTCATCATTATAATTGGAAGAATTCTTTTCATAACCGCCTATACTTTTACCTAGACTATATAGGTGTTTATAACCCCACTAAAAGGTTCGGAGTCTCCCATTTAATATTTACTTTATATGTGGTTAAATAGTAATGTCGCCGTCAGGGACACCATTTACACTCGCTTTTAAAGGAGAACTACTATGCAAAATTTAGCAAGATACCATGCTGCAAATCTTCCAGAATTAATGGAGAAGATTACTCGTAACGGCATTGGCATGGATGATTATCTAAATAGGTTCTGGGAGTCTGAATCCCAAACTAATTATCCACCATATAATTTGGTGCAATTGAATAATCATGAGTCGAGATTGGAAGTCGCACTTGCAGGCTTCAAGAAAGAAGAGGTCAAAGTCTTCACAGAGTTTGGAAAATTACATGTCGAAGGCATCAAGGAAGATAAGGAAACAGATGCGACATATCAGCACAGGGGATTGGCACAACGTTCATTCAAGCGTTCTTGGCAACTCAGCGAGGATTGCGAAGTTCGACAGGTCGTATTTGAAGACGGACTCTTGTCCGTGGAATTGGGAAAAGTAGTTCCCGAACACCATACCCGTAAGGATTACTTGACAGGAGATTAAGATCAGATTAAACTGCTCTATATAAAGAGCCCTTAAGCGGATCCTAATGAAAAGGCTTATCGTATTAGCAGCACTTGCTACCCTAGTACCTGGTTGTGCAGAAGCACGAACAAGACTTAGTGGAGCAGGTGCTTCTTTTCCATCTAAGATATACAGTAGATGGTTCTCCGACTATGCAAAGTCAGGAGGTAACAGAGTAAACTACCAAGCAATCGGTAGTGGTTCAGGTAGAAAAGCATTCCTTGATGAGACAGTGGACTTCGGAGCATCCGATGATCCTATGAAGCAAGTTGATATAAACAAATCAAAAAGAGGATTAGTCCAGATACCTATGACAGGAGGCACTATTGCCTTTGGTTATAATATGCCTGGTTGTGAT